GGTTTTATCGTCATAACTCACTACCGTTGCAGGGAGCATATCTTCAGTATTCATCATCAAGTTACGAAATGCAGACGATAGCGCACCTGCCAGCGAACCATCACTGGCAATATCAGTATTGGGTTTATTCATGATTATGCTCGTTTACAGGTAGCCTGATAAAAGAAAGGATCATCATGTGAAGCAACATCGAATTTCAGTTGTTCAATGATGTAGTCACCATTAAGTGCGGAATTGAATTTACTCTCAAGTCGTAGCATTCCCCCTAGTTCTGAAGCGCCATCAATTAAGTAGGTAACAGACAACCCTTTTTCGGTGGCTTTCGGTATACCCACCATGCCTGATTTCATGCTAAGAATGCGCAGACGACCTTTTAAGGCTTGGTTATCATCTTTGACAAACAACGTATCATCATCAATAAAGGCTTTAACGTTTCCTGCTTCCTGCAGTCGTTGTACTTGTTGTAACGCTGAACCGCAAAAATACCAATTGGCAATATTCTTATCGGTGGCTTGAAAGTCCAATCTAACCTTGCAATCCTTCGCCACCGATGATGCGATCTCGCTCATTTTCTGCATGGCACCACCACTGGAAGAAACAATATCACCTGAACTGGCATTATTAGTTTTGGCTTTAATGGTTAACGTAACATCAGGAGGCGAGGCAATTTCTGCACTGACAATATCACCGGTAAAGATACGAAATAATCCGGTATTGACTCGTCCTACTTCAAGGTAAAGACGGCGAGTTTGTTTGCTTTTATGATAAGGGCTGGTTTCAGTGAGCAGATAATCTCGAGTGTGGGCGTTTAATCCATCAATGCTAACTGTGCATTCATTTTGTAAGGGGTTTGCATACTTGGTACCGTTGGCTTTAATACGCAATCCTTCATACCATTGCAATCGTTCTGCAACTTCAATCCCCACCCGTATTCGTCGTAAGTCCATCATCACTCCAAATAATTAATGATTGGGTTCTATCAAATGATTCATACCAGGGCAGATCATCATTTTCTGTTATAAACGCTAAATTTGTACCATCAGTCAGATAGCGATAAGGAATTATAGGTGTGTTTGCCACCGCACGCATGCCTACGGCGATAACCTCACTTTCTCGTTCAATATCGATATACATCGCATGGCGACCGGCTTTTATTGTCAACGTCCAATTAACACCTTCCAAATTGACGGATAAGCGTTGGTTTGGAATAGCTTTTAAGGGTATGACTTTCATTAGAAGCTCCAATCCCCATCTGCGATACGTGTTGCAACCGAACCTTTTTTCTTAGTCTCAGTATCGGCTTCTTTTGTTTGCACATTTCCCCTATTTACCGTTGATGACTGCGTTGGCTTTTGAGTGGCTCGAGGCGGTAGTTCTCCGTATTCAGGCTCAACGGTGCGCCACTCAACAAACCGTAGCGACAGTTTTATCGCATCTATCATGTCGGGTATTTCATCATGATTAAAACCCGTTAATAACATTGGTTGATAGGTTTTTACTCGGGTTTGAATACCAACAAGTTTGTGTTCATCAAAAGCTTGTTGCATCGATGAGAAGATGTTTTTCATCTCCCCTGTTAATAGCAAATCTATACCAATTTCAACGGGGTTAATGATCACATGATCACTGCGAGTTTCACCACTTTCAACTTGAAATTGAGTGGCCTTATGCTCATCTCTAATATTGACTTGAATAGGACTCACACTATCAAATAGTGTAGAAAACGATTCTAAATCAAAGATTTTGACTTCTGTAAGCAATTTAACCTCCCAATCCACTAGAATATTGTTGATTGACATTAGCTATTTCATCTTGTAACGCATTGCTAAGTCCACTTGCGACACCTTGTGCATCGGTTGCTTGAGTTTCAACCTTAATTTCTCCAATACTTACGTTACTTTCATTCTTCACATTGGATTGATTGCTAATAGCTTGGCTGGTAATAGGATTCATTGCATCATGGCTTGCCATCATTAAACGTTTATTCGCCTCCTCAACATCCGCTATAATTTTTGATGCGTCTAGTCCATTGTCTAATTGCTTCTTGAGTTCAATAATTTCCTTATCAATTTCTGATGTATCTATTCCTGCACTTGCTACCTGATTACGTTTTGCCGATAAGGCGCTTAAATAATTACTCGCATCATCAGAGGTAATTTTAATTTCAGCTTCATCACCTCCAAAACCGAAAAACTCTTTGGCGGATTTCCAACCATTTTTAACCGCATTAAGTCCTGTATTTACCCAACCAATAATTTTTTCGACTTGCTCCCACATCCATTCAAACGCACTCACAACGGCATCACTGACTGTATTAAATACACCCGCAAAGGATTTACCCCAACCTGCAATGACTGAAATACAACTCAGCAAATACTTAACATAAGCTTTTAAGCCTGATGCCATTAGATCCCAACCAGCGACAACAATATCTGCCACAACACCAACGATAGCTTTTAGATATTCAAAGAGCTTTTTGAATGTTTCCCATAGTGCAAGAATAACGACTTTTAGCTGTGGATATTTGTCGAGAATACGCCCAATCATTGAATCGTTACCGTCGATAAAGTTCATGATATCGTCATAAACAATCGCAAATGCCATAGCTAAAAGCGCAATAATGGCAATAATAGCGATAATCGGCCATGTTGCTGCAAGTGTTGCTGATGCAGCAGCTAACATAGGGGGAACGTAATAAAGTGCTACGGCCAAACCAACGGCTGAGAAAAAACCTATTAATAAATTTTTATTTTCTTTGCAGAAAGAAATAAATTTAGTTAGCCAATCCAGTCCTTTTGCAAGTGCAGGAATGACCATTTCTAAAAAGCTATTTTTAAACATTCCCGATGACTGCTTAAATTTACCCATAGCACTATTAAATTTAATTGAGCTTTCAATACTCTCCTTGCTAATGCCTGAATACTCTTTTTGAATACCCATTGTGCGCTCTAATTCTTTGCGCCCTTTCATCATTAATTCAATGGTTTTTTCATCCGATACCCCCATACCCTCCAGTGTTTTCTTTGCTTTATCAAAGCTCATGCCTTGAACTTTATCCGCGGTTTGAAGTACCTTTTCCATTGAGTCTTTCGTATTACCGAACGATTTCGCCATTGCGGATAAATCGGCTTGTGCAGACTCTCTAGAACCACCTAACTCAGCGATCGCACCAGAAAACGCATCAACGTCTGCAGTCGCAACGCCGATTTGTTTACCCAGCTTGTCCAGCGTTTCAATTTCTTGAGAACGGGAAACCGATTCGGAAAAAATAGTGCCAATACTCATCACAATACCGACAGCGCCAAGTGCTTTTGTCGCAAATCCTGCAACAGAACTTCCGGCCTCTTGATATTTAGAGCCGGTTTCTGAAAGTTCTTTTTGTAGATGCTCTTGGGCTTTAGCTTCATCAATCGCTGTCTTTATACCTTTTGTCCGCATCGTTTCAATAAATTGCGTATAATCGGCATTTAATGCGGTAACAATGGCATCAATGACCTCTTTACCTTCACGGTTCTTTTTCTCTGCATCAGTGAGCGACACCAATTCACTATTGAGAAGGGATAACTCATCTTGCATCTGTTGATATTGGGCATTGAGCGTTTCAGATGAAACACGGCTTTCATTTACGCCTTGTGACAGTTCGTTACGTTGGATATCAAGCAAGTTCATTGATGACTTTAATTCATCAATTTTAGCGGTGACTGAGGCTATTTTTTCTTGTGTATTACCAGCCCCAACCTCGATATTTATCGGCTCCCTTTCTGATAACTGTTCAATACTGGCAATCACGCTTTGAATAAAGTCATTCACCGATTGCGAATTGTCCGTCGCACTTTCTTTAATGCGATCTATCTCCGCAATCAGGTTATCGGCAACTCCGGATGTGTCACTATTAACATGAATATCGACTGAGTTTGATGATAACTCTGTCAATTGTGCGGATAGATTTTGAATAAATTGCGTAAACCCATCAGCTCCCATCGTTGCCGATTGTTGCGCCTTTTTCATCTCAGCGATAATGTCATCGGTCGATTTACTCACCCGATTAAACGCATCATCGGCTTGGCGGGGATCAAATTCGAATACTTGAACAAAGGTATCTAGCAAAGCCATAAGCTATCCTTTCGATGAAGCCAGCGCTTCGTTATAACGATTGGTAATGGCGATCTCCCATAAATCAAACGCCTCTTCTAAATCTATTGACGTTTTGAGTTCGGTGAGCGTGGCGAAACCGGCTGAGATGATGACGGCAAAGAAGCCATCAGCGTTTTTATAATCGACGGGAGTGAACCGGTGATTTTGTTGAGCAGGAATTGGAGGAAACCTTGGCTCCCGTCTTTGCCGAAAAAACTGGTGTTATACTTCAACATTTCCAGTTCTAGACGAATAAGGGCTTCACCATCGGGCACATGGTTATCAATTAATGTGCTGGTCTTCAGATAAATCTCTTGTCCCTCTTTTTCCACTGCAACATACGCCATCATCTTTAACATGGCTTCTTTGCTGACTTCATAGTCGCCAATTTTAGGTGCATTGGATAAAGGGTATTTTGCCAGAATTTCACGTCCAATCGTTGCCGGTAATCGGCTAATAATAAAAGTGTGCTCTTCACGATCAGCATCGGTGATCGTAATTTCTTTCGGTTTAATTAACATGATTAATATCCATAAAAAAAGGCGGAATAACCGCCTAGAATTAACGTGCGCGAGTGCGATCGAAGTCTTGGAATACGAAGGTATACGCTTTGGATTTGTGTCGTCCTGCACTGGCAACAGAGCTACCACGACTACCATTGGTAATTTTCCCGTTGCGTGCCGTGGTTGTTGAACCATCACCATACGAAGCGACCATGGTGATAATATCCCCTGCATGCCGTTGTCCACGTCGTGCAGTGTTCGATTCCAGTAAGATAGCGAGGTTTTCATCTTCTTCACTACC